TAATAAAAAATTATTTTATGATGCTGTAATTAGTAAAGCATCTGTTTGGATTCCAGAAATGAAAGCTGCAGACTTTGAAGAGATTATGCGTAGAAAGTATGAGGCACGAGAGAAGTCAAAAGACTATGTTGAAGATGCAGAAGAAGATTTAAGATTTGTAAAACATTTTAAAAATTATATTTCAGAAGAAAAAGCATACACAAATAAAAAGGAACTAGCAAACTTTGGTTTACCTTATTTTAACATGGGTAAAAATATATTAGAATTTAGTTTAGATAAGTTTGAAGATTATTTACATAGACAGAAAGTAAATTTACCAAGAGTAGATTTAGTTATAAAATGTCAAAACATACTTAAAGCAAAAAAGAATCATGGTAAGTTTAATGGTAAGTCTTGTGTGTCATGGCGTATGATAAATCAAACAGTAGATGTTGAAGATCTAATTGTTGAAGGAGAATACAAGGAGATTACTAATGAGTAAGCTTCAGTTTATGGTGGGTCCTCCAGGTACAGGTAAGACTTCTACATTTATTACAAGTAAATATATAGAGTTGTTAAAAAAATTTGATTACAAAAAAATTATAATTTTATCTCACACTAATGTTGCAGCAGATGAAATTAAAGATGAAATATTAAAATTACCAGAGATGCAGGGTGTTACTAAAAAAGCATTAGAACATAACATTTGTACAATACATCACTATTGTAAAAACAAAGCAACCATTGGAGAACAAGTTCTTGACTACGATGATTACAAAAATTTATGCAGAATAGATTCTGTGTTTCAAAGACACAAAGTTACACAGTCACAGTTTGATAATAGAGAACATGGATATTTTAAATTTGTTAGAGAAGCATATGGATTTAATAGATCTTTAAAAGAACATTGGAAAAAGTCTGATAAAAAATATAATGGCTATTCCGTAACAGATATAGAATCTATGTTAGAGATTGTAGACAAATACAATAAACAAAATGGTAAACTAGATTTTCACGACATGATAAAAAGATTTATAGATAAAGCAGTAGAGCCAAACATAGATGCTTTGATAGTAGATGAAGCACAAGACAGTAATAAGACACAGAAGATAGCACTAGATAAGATTGCAACCAATGCACAAGAATATTGGTTTGTAGGTGATCCTGATCAAACTATATTTGAATGGGCAGGTGCAGATGCAGATGAATTTTATAAATTATCACAAGGTGCAAAGGAACTAGAGCAAGGACATAGGTGTAGTAGAACTATAAATGCTTTATGTAAAAAAATTATAAAACCTATTTGGGATAGTTATGAAACTCATAGAATATGGAAGGCAACTCACATTGTTGGCAATCATTATCATTTACCTAATTTAATTAATAAATGTAGTGCAACAAATAGACTATTAGAAAAAATAAGAAACACTGATCAAACTTTTTTATTTACATACAGACAAAAACCATCTGATTCATGGGTTAAAAAATTTTTAAAACAACATGGTATAGAGTTTGCACATGTAGGGAATACGGCTCACGTACCAAAAAAAGAATTAAGATGTCATAAACTTTGGCCAAAGTTTATAAAAGGCAAACCTATGCCATTAAAACAAATAAAAGATTTTTGGAGTTATATAGGTAGTAAAGTTATAGTGCATGGAAAAGGAGATGAAACTTTTGAAGAGTGGGTAGATAGAGAATACACAATAGATTATCTGATTAATAATAAGTATTTAAAAAAGAATGCTAAATCTCAAATAGATTTTGCATTGATAAGAACAAAAACAGATGAAGATAGAATTTTGTATATTAAAAAAATATTACAAAACAATTGCGATTTAGATGGAGACATCAGAGTTAAATACGCAAACATACACACAGTAAAAGGTTTGACTTTTGATAACGTCATTGTTGATGAATCAAGATTTAGACCTGAAAATTATTTTAGTCAGTTAAGATTAAAATACGTAGCATACAGTCGAGGTAGATTTGACTGTTGGACAATAGCATCACAAGATAAATACACGTTAGGAGCAAGATGACACACAAAGATATATTTAAAGGAACAACATACTCTTCATTAGAAGAGCAGGTAGGTGGAAAGCACTATCGATCGATGAAGATTCAGCCAGCAGAGTTTATTAATGAGAACAAATTGCTTTTTGCAGAGGGTAATGCTATAAAATATATATGTCGACATCAGTCGAAAGGGAAAGAGCAAGATATAAAGAAGGCAATACACTATTTAGAAATGATATTGGAGAGAGATTATAATGTGTAATACACCAGAAGATCTAGATCTAAACGGTATAGATACAGTTGCAGTTGATATAGAAACATACGATCCAAATCTTAAAACAAAAGGTTTAGGTGCAATACGTAAAGATGGTTTTATTTGTGGTATAGCTGTTGCAACAGGTAAAGATACATCATACTTTCCTTTACGTCATTCGGACACCGACATAGATCCTGAAAGAATAGATAAGATATGGGAAGTTTTAAATAATAAAATATTTCAAAATGAAAATATTACAAAAGTATTTCACAATGCAATGTATGATGTTTGTTGGATAAGAGCTGTAACTGGTAAGATGATGAAAGGTAGAATTGTAGACACTATGATAGCTGCATCTGTTATTGATGAGAATAGATTCAAATACTCACTCGATGCATTATCGAAAGACTATCTTAACGAAGAAAAATATAAATACGATTTACAACAGAAAACATTAGAATGGTCTGGTGGTACAGTCAAGGACCCAATGACTAACATGCATAAACTTCCTGCATCAATTGTAAAAGAATATGCAAAGCAGGATGTTAATCTAACTTACAAATTATGGAATCTATTTAATAAAAAAATTGACGAAGTATTATACACCAAAGACGACGGAGAACAAAAAACTTGTAGACAAATATTTGAATTAGAAACAGAATTATTTTTATGTTTAGTTGACATGAAATTTAAAGGCGTTAGAATAGATCGATCAAAAGCTATCCTGTTTGGTAGACATCTTAAAAAACGTAGAGATCAAATTGTAAACGCAATAGAAAGTATTACAACAATAAAAGTTGACATCTGGGCTGCAGCATCAATTAAAAAATTATTAGATCATCTTTGTATTAAAGATTACAAGGTCACACCAAAATCCAAGATGCCACAATTACCAAAAGATTATTTAAAAACTCATAGTAATAAATGTTTACGTATGATTGCAAAAGCAAGAGAGTATGACAAAGCTGTTAATACTTTTGTAAATGGTTTGTTAGATTATGTGCATGAAGAAAGAATACATGCAGATATAAATCAGATTAGATCAGATGCAGGGGGAACTGTAACTGGTCGATTTAGTATGTCTAATCCAAACTTACAACAGATACCATCTAAAGGATATATAGGTAAAAAGATGAGAGAACTATTTATACCTGAAGAAGGCTGTAAATGGGGTAGCTTTGACTACTCACAACAGGAGCCACGTATTGTAGTACACTATGCAATTAAATTAGGTCTCCCAGGCACGGAGACGCTCCAAGAAGAATTTGACAAGGACGATGCGGATTTCCATCAGATAGTCGCTGACATGGCTAATATCTCCAGGAAACAGGCAAAAACAATTAACCTAGGTCTCTTCTATGGTATGGGTAAGATAAAACTACAGAAAGAATTAGGACTAGATCAAGCCAAAGCAAAAGCATTATTTAATGAATATCATGGACGTGTACCTTTTGTAAGACAGTTATCACAAGAACTAATCTCTTTTGCAAAAGAGAATAAATTATTATTTACTTTGTATGATAGATTCTGCAGATTTAATAAGTGGGAGACAACAAACAAACAATGGAATCCTGAAATAAATAGATTTAATGAAGTGCCTTTGTATACAGAGGACCAGGCAAAAGAAGCATTTAAAGCTGAAATGATAGAGAAGTTTAAAGAGAATAAAATAGATCCTAACTACATGGATTATTTCGATAGATACTATACACCTGCATTTACTTACAAGGCCTTGAATAGATTGATACAAGGGTCCGCTGCAGATATGACAAAGAAGGCCATGGTAGATTTACATAAAAAAGGTATAGTGCCTCACATACAAATACACGATGAACTTTGTATTTCAATCACGGACCACGAA